CACTTACATAGACATTGTGTCCTAGTAATTGTCCAAGCTCATTAGTAATATTAGAACGGCATATCTTCGTCAGGTTCTGCATTCGCTTGTGGGTCTGAATTTACTTTTTTAGATTCTCCACCCATAGAGATTTCACCTTGAGATGAGTCTCCGTATACATAACCACCTTTGTCAGAATCCCAACGTGGAGTTTCTCCACGAGCAATAGATTCAAGGTATTCTTCAGGTTTTTTAGAATAAACATCTTCCCAAGTTAACTCATCCTTAATCCATGCGTCCGCAGACTCTTTGTTTTCATGTACAGGAGCTGGGTCGTCATACATAACAGTTTGAATAACCGTATACGTCGCACCTTTAGGTGTTTTTGCTTTGGTTAACTCAAGAATAATGTCACGACCATTATCGGGGTCCGTGATATCACCTTTAGCTCTCCAAATAGGAATAATCTTATCTAAGATACCCTCGTTTTTGTAATTGTGTTTGAATCTCCAAAACTTAACTCCATCAGACTCGTTATCACGGTCGATAACTTTAACGATGTAAAATTTACGAGATAAGTATTGTTTCGCTAATTCTTTATCAGAATCTTTACCTGTTGAACGTAGTTCTTCATAAACTTCATTCAATGGTGAACGCTCATTGTCATTCTTACCTGGGTCATAAAATTTTTGGAATTTCCCGTCAACCTGAATCTCGTGGTACCAAACTTCTTTAAATGGTGAAGAACCATCTGGTGTTGGTAAAATACGTAGTCTTCGTTGACCTTGTTTTTCAGTATCCTTAAGGATAGCTGCGAAGTATTTTTTCATTCTTTCTTCTTGTGTGAATTTTGAGGTGGAAGAAGAACCACCTTGTTTCGCTTGCTCGTATTGAGCTAAAACCGCGTCTAATGAATTTGTCGCCATATTTGTTAAAGTATTTAATTGATTTAAATAAGTATAAGTACCAACTATGGGTTTGTCAAATAAATTTTAAACTAAAAACGGTCCGAAGACCGTTTTATATTTTACCTAACTTGTTTGAAAGAATCGATTTGGTCATCTAACCCTTCAAAGTTTCTAAATGTTTTTTTAATATCGATTGGTGAATAATCCTCAACATCGTCTTTGGTTAAAATATACTCATTTTTTCCTGACTTTTCCATATCTTCTTCTTTATCTTCGAAGAAATCTGTTAATTTTTGGTTAAATGGCCCTGAGTCTAAACTTCTAAGTTCCAATTTTTCTTGAGGTGTCTTTTCTCTATATTTTTCAACTTTCATTTCTAAGTCATTCAACTTATTCATGATATTATCCATTTCACCTAATTTACCTTCTAAGTCTGTAAGGTGTTTGAATAAGTTATCAAAATATTCTTCTTGTTTTTTCTCAACTTGTTTTTGTGAGTTAACTAAGTCACTAATATCAAGTTCCTCAGTCTTACCTTTTTCTTCCCCAACTTTTTCAACATCAGGGTCAGTTGCAACATCAACGGTTGTTGGTTCTGGCGCAGGTGCCGCAGGTGGTTCAACTCCAACAGGTGGTGGAGGCATTGCTCCTGCATCCGCTGGCGGAAAAACTCCTGGGTCGGCAGGAGGTAAAGCTCCTTCTTCAGGAGGTGGAGGTAATGTTGCCTCTTGTTCGAAGATATAATTGTTAATGGATTTATATCTTGAGATTTCCTCAATAATTCTATTGTCTACTCTTTTCATTTGTTTAACCGTTTAAAAGTTGTTTCACCCCTGTTAGAGTTTCAACCTGAATCTTTTTATTTTTTGTCATTGTATTATCAACTCTTTCAATTAAACCATCTTTCATTCTGATAGTGTAACAATCTCCAGTGTCTAAATCACATACTTGTTTAGAACCATCACCCAAGTCTTTCTCAGTGCTTCTGGTATTTTTGCCTAAATAGTTGTCTAATATTAATTTTGTGTTCATAATAGTGTTTCTATATAAATATCGTTTATTATTAAAAAATTACTTAATTAGAGCCTTTGAATAAATCAATGGCCTTTGTAACTTTAGATTCAATATTTGCCTTGTCTGTTGCAGACATTTTATCATAGACATTAATTGGATTAAGTCTTATTTCTGTATTAGCAATATTTTCATTTAAAATCCAAAACTTACTAATTTGTGATACGCTATCATCTGATAGTGAACTCATTCTTTGTGACCATCTATTAACCATCATGGTTACAACATCAGAGAACGAATCAAAAACCGCATTAGGGTGATTCTTACTTGAACAATAGAAATTTTTGTTAGTGTCAAAGTATGTCTCAGACCCTCCCCAATTTTGGTCTATAGTAATTCCACCAAAGTTATTTTCGTAAGTTGTTAACCCAGTACCATCATTTGATGCCAAATAAATTGTAGAGAATATTACTTTTTGTAATTTTACATTACTAGTCAGACCCTTAATAGTCGTTATTGCGGTTTTAAATGTTATTGTAGTCTTTGTTGGCCCTGTTAAAGGTTTCCATGTTGCGTATTTAGAATCAGGCTGACAAGTCTCTTCAATTGTATTATTTACTGTTGTACTATCTTTATCACTAGATTGAGTAACAACATTATCTGTTTGACCAAGAACATTAGTACTTCGACTCTTTTCGGCTTCAGCACGTTTCTGAGTATCAAGTTTATTCTTTTCGATAATAGATTGTAATAAATTAGTTTTTAAAGTTTGTAAGTAATTATCAATTTTAGGTAATGACGCCGTTGGTTGTCTAATACCATCAATAATAGTTTCAAAACTACCAGGTGATATACTATGATTAACACTTGTAATCATATAAGGACCACTAAACATAGGTACGTATCTTAAATTGAAGTACATTGTTGGTTGTATCATCGCGTTGCCCATCATAGACACTGTACAAGAATAACTTCTATTTTTGTATAAGTTATATAACGAGTTGCTTTGTGTGGAACCACCTCTATTACCCCCTTGATTTGCCATTTGATTTAAAACTTCAAGAGATTCTGCGGTTGCTTGTCCCGCATCTTGAGAAACTGTAAACCCATAAAACATAGATTGGTTTTGAGGCCCAATATCAACGTTAAATCCTACAACCTTATTAGATTTGTCCCAATCATTCTTGTTAGTTAAATCTTCAACTAACGGATTATCACTAGCCCTTCTTAAATCAAACGCATCATTTCTATATCTAAAATCAACATTGTTTTTTAAATCTAATTGTTCACTCGGTTTACCTCCAAAAAAACAAACCATTTTAGCACTAGATTCTCTATAGTCAACATTCATAAAAGTACCGAATAGTGTATTAGCAAACTCTAAAGTACCTTCTACTTTTGGCTTTGGGTTTTTAACCGCATCCTGAACATTATAGAAATTAACATATGACGGTAAATTCATTACAACAAAGTTATTCTCAACCAATATTGATTGTACAAAACTAAGCATTGTTGCTTTTGGGTTTATATTAATTAATCTGTTTTTTAATTTAAAAACATCAACTAATATCTTATCACCAATATTTCTACTCGCTCTATCCAATAATAAAACATCTTCAAACAATGTTTTAGTCTTAAAGTCATTCCCCGAAATCCACTTATCATTAATCGCCTTGAATGATTCCCATAATTCGACCTTTGTTTGAGGTCCTTCTAAAACAGAATCGATTGTTGATTGTGGAGTATTATTAACATTAGGTAAAGCCTGTTGTAATTTAATAATTAAATTGTTAAATATTTTATTTTTAAAATCTAAGGAGTCTTTTAGATACTCATCCATTAACCCAATAAATTTTGTTTTATTCATAGTAGACTCTTTTAGTTTTTGAGTCGCATAAATTTTAACTATAGGTGAAAAATTAATTATATTATCTACGGTAAACGAAATGTTTAAGTCAACAAAAAAGTCAGTAATATACGAACCATTGTCCCCATAAGCCAATTGTGGTATTTCAGAAAACCCAATGTATGTTTCTAAAGCTCTCCACTCATTAGGGTATAAACTTTTTGATGATGATAAAGTGGTTGACCCACCACTTACAGGAACGGCATTAGGGGTTGTTAATGAATATTTTTCCCAAGTATATGGGTCGGTAATATCATAGTTTGAGAATGTATAAAATAATTTCTTATCATAGTTAGACGGATTACCATTTTTAAACGCAACATCAGTATTAATAAACCTTGTCAATAAATTAGTTATACTTGTAAGTTGTGCAGATTGAGCATTTCTAACATAATCTTCCCCTGTCGACCCTGTTATTTTAGGAACTTTCATTAATTCAATCATTAATAATTGAAAATTATAGAACGGTTTAGCGGTGTCTGAATTATCTGAACTAATACTACTCATAGTATAGTCATACTTTGATTTTGAGAAGTTTAAAAATTCAACTTCAAATAAATCTAAAACATCTTTTTCAAACACAGAGAACATTTCACTAATATTTGAATACTGTGAAGTAACCCCATTTAATGAATAATTTTCTTGAAAGCTTTTTCCTGAGAAGATTTCTTTCATGTATTGAGATGGATTTGCCTTAACTATTTTACTATTGTCAAAATATCCGTAATTAGGTGCCGTCCAAAAAGTTCTAACAGAACCATCATACATAGCTTTGTTACCCATAACTTCAAATTTTATTTGACCTGTATTTGCATCAAAACATTCATTATTTGTTTGATTAACTAATGAACCTTGTGAAGGAAAAATAAATGAAGATATCCCATCTAAAGTATTAACTGACACAGTCCAAGGAAATATTCTTAAATCTCTATTAGGTATTGACGTGTCAAATCCTTCGGATTTACTAATAATGGCGTTATCAACATAATTTAACGTAAAACCAGACTTAATACCCTCTCCAATTGCGGTACTAGTGTATGCTGAGAAAATCTCAAATCCTTGGTAGAATACGTTAAAATCATTAATTAACTTAGGGTAAAAACCTGTGTTAATTGTTGTTGAAACTTCTCCACCTATTGTGACATTTTTTTCTAAAACAATGTCAACAATACCAATTTGAGAACTAGCACTAAACGTGTACATTGTTGTCGGCAAGTTATTAACGGGGTCATAATTTTTAAGATAATCAAAATCAGACCAAGAAGCTCCTATAATATCAACTCCAGTTTCAATAAACCTTTTATAACGATACCATATTGACCCATATTTTAATACCCAAGAATACGGTATCTTATGTACACCACCAAATTTATTAAGTGTTGCAAAAATATAACTTAAATCATCAGATTCGTTTTTTGTTTTATACTTTTCTCGTAGAGTAGATAATGGTAAACTATTTAAGAAAAGATACGCGGCCTCAGTATATGGTGTGTTATTAAAATTTCTAAAATTTTCAACCCCTTCTTGAATTGCGTTAATAAAATATGGTGTATTAAACATAGACACCGTTTGTTCACTAGTTACAAGACCATTATAATCATTGTATTTTAAATTACCTTCGGTAAATAATTGGTCTTTATAATTATTTTTTCTTGTTTCATAAAACGTTTTCATACCAACAGTCGTATTATACTCAGTTGGTGTTATTGTTGTTTCTGAAATAAAGTTAGTAAATGGTTTTTTACCTGATTCATATGATTTAATATTCGTAATAATTTTATTATCCGAAGAGTAAGTTAATATTTGTCTGGTGTCAAAGGCAATTTTTTCATCTGTTACTGTTTTACTATTCGCCAAATATTTTTTAACCCAATCATTATTTGTGAAAGGGTATGTATCAGCAAAGTCATATTCGTTAGACGTTGTTGAGTCGTTAATATATTCTGCGAATTGAACTTCGCTTGGTAATGAAACCATTGGTTGTGATAAACTATCCTTAAGGATTTTTTCGTTAATAAATTCAAAACTAGAATTGTTAACTAAGTTTTTAATATATTTTGTATTAAAAATCCCTCTAATAAAGTTTTGCCAACTTTCCCCCATACCTTCATTTGAGATATGTCTAAGGACTGTTTCAAAATTTTCACCATTGTAGGCATATTCTTTAAGTTTTTGAATTATAAATGGATTATCATTTGATAAACTTTTAACTATGTTAATATTCTCAGCATCCGCAATAATAGTAGTAACTTTATCTGAATCAGATATAAAGTCATTACATCTACCAAGCCTTGAGTAAAATGTCGTTAGTAACACTCTTTCATATATTTCATAAAAAAACTTAACTTCTTCTTTATTACCGTAAACGTCATTTTTAATTGGGAATTCAATTGCGTCCACTGAAATTCTTTGAGGTTCGGTTAACTCATTTGGAGATGCCGTACTGTCTGATGGTGGAGAAGTTCTTTCAACATAACCTCTAATAAATTCCTCAACAAATTCAACCTCAGGCCATTCGTCCGCTAAAAATCCTTTTGTTTGAGTAATCACCGAAGAATCACCAGGATAAACAATTTCAAACTTTTCGTGACCATCAGTTCCCGCAGTTTCTTTAATCATTTGTGGCCAAGGATATATAGGTTGTTCCTTGTTGTTACCACTACTTAAATTATCTTGTGATGCACCAGCGGTTTGAGTATTAAAGATAGAGTCTTTTCTAATTTTAGAATCTCTTTTATCCCAAGCTTTTGTATGAACATCATCCATTAATCTTAAAAACGCCTCCCCATTAGCAAAGACAACCGCAAGAACATTTCTAATATTAGGTACAAACCCAATACCATTATCCTTACTTTGTAATAATTCTGAAAGAGCGTTTGTAAGTTCTTCCTGTATTTGTTCTCTAAAAACTTTTAATTTTTTACCCATTTTATCGATATTATCGATAAATGTATTTGTACCCTCAAAAATATAATAATCTTTAATTGGCTCAATATTGCCTTCGGCGTTTTTAATAATAGGAGTATTAAACACTTTATTTTTAATCAATTCAGCTTGGTATTCCGCAAGTTGTGTATCAGTTGGCGTGGTTTTTACTCCTTTAACTAACCGATAACTTTGAATTAAATCAATGTCTTTTTCTGTAACCTCGGGTTTTGGGATGAAGGTATCTGGAGATACAATACCGTTAGGTATTGTTATTTTAGTCGTTTTATTATTAATCTTATATGAACCATTTGTTCCAACAGTTTCATTACCATTTAATAACTCATTATATTTTTTAACAAGACCATCTAATTCAGATTTCGCATCAAGTCTTTTTTGCAAATTAAATTCTTGTTTAAACGTATAGACTTTATTACCGTTGGTTAAAACAAATGCGGTATTTTTATCCATATACTTTTCAAACCATGACGAACCATTAAAATAATAAACATCCCCAGAATACTCATTAAGAGTTTTTTGATAAGTGTCTAAATTAGTTAGTGGGTCCAAATTTTGTTTGGTAAAACTATCTAATACGTTTTTGATAAAATTTTCAATCCTATCTTGCATTTGAACCAAAGTGATTTCAGGAAAATCATCAGGTATCATACCTTTTGATTTATATTCACTATACATCTCTTTAACTTTTTGGAACCCACCTTCAACAACACCATCCTCAACCTTAACAAACTTACTATCAGTACTTCCTTGAGTTGTTTGAACCTTAATTCTTGATTTATACATGTGGGGTGTTGCGGTCAATGCTGCCATAGTAATCTCACTTAATATAGTATATTTGTAAGTATAGAATTTTAAATCTATTTTAAAATTACCGCTATATGTGTCATACCTTGAGCTAAAAGATTGTAACATTAAACCTAACTTAATTGCCTTCCCATAATACCCTTTAATCGTTAAATGAAATAATGGATATGGTAGATTGAAGAATGCCGCGTAAGGTGAATTATCTCCCGACTCAAATAAGGCTTTACCCTTAACATCTTCTAGTTGTACATTGATTGTTGGTAAAAAATCTAAACCTTGTCGTATATTAATTGAGGTTATTCCAAGAAGACCATTATCGGTTGAACCTGGTTTTCCGCCTGAATTAATTGTTTGTCTTAAGAAAAAGTCGGCAGGTTTGTTAGGGTTACTAACAGAATTTTTTGTTGGTTGATTAACACCTTCGCCAGTAACACTATTTTTACCCGTAATTTCATCAGTGTAACTATTATCTAAAAATGTCTTATCACCAGGTTTTAAGAAATTAATTGACGCGATTGAAACAGTTTGGATTTGGTCGTTATTTGCAACTCCAACGGCTAGTTTAGTTCTTGGTAAAACTTTACACTCCAAATTAGCGTAAAAAACTAAATCTTCTTGTTTAATAAATCGTTCTTTAGCATTACCATTTATATCGATAACTTTGTTTGGGTCTACGATTGTTATGTTGTTGTAGTCAAACTCGACTAAAATATTTTCTGTGTTACCTACCATAATAGAAGAAATGATTATCCAATTGATTTTTATAATCCTGTAAAGAAGCTACTAAAGGAAATGGAATTGTCAAGATAGAACCATCACTGATGTTCCATTCTTGTCCTCCGTAAATTGGATTACCCTGCATTATTAACCACCCAAAGAATGGTGACCCATAATACTGTTGTGACATTTTATCTAATCTGGACTGACCAGCCTTATAAATGTATCGTTTATCAGTGCTTTTACTTGGTAAAGAAATATAAGGGACGACAGTCTGTTGCCCATTTAAAATAAAATCATTATATCTATTATAATATTGTTTTGATGCCATAATTAATTAAATTTAACTTTACCCATATAACTTTTAGTTTTATCAGGTTCTAAATTAACCGTAGTAAACAGGTCACTTAATAACTTTTTCTGAGCAGTTTCAGTTGCGGGATTAGGTACTGTTGTATAATCAAACACTCTTGTTTTACCCACAGGATATAAAATATCGTCAGGACTTTCAATGTATGTTTTATATTCAGAACTTTTTCTAAAATCCGAAAATATTTTTTCTTCTTTTTTAATTTCTTGACTAAATTCTTTAGCCAAATCATCTGTAATATTTTCAAATTTTTTAACTAACTTTTTATTTCCCGATATATTAGCGGTTAACATAAATTTTTTAAAGTCCTCTAATTTATTTTTATCACTGAAATTTCTACCAACTAATATAAAAAACTCTTGTTTATATCCATCGGTTGCGAACGAATCATCTGCGGTTTTAAATCCCCCATACCCTGTATAAGTGTCCGTGATAATTTCTTTTTTGGTTAAAACTTCTAAATAATCATTAAGTGATTTGTATATTTTACTACAATCAGTTGTAAACTCAACATACGTGTCTGTTATGGAACTATTTTCTTGTTTAGTACTTTCACTAACCTTGGTACTTCCACTAATATTGTAAACTAATGGGGTACCATTTTCTAATTTCTTACCATCGGTTTTTTGATTAATAATATCTAATTTTCTAATTATTTGGACGTAATCTTGTTCTTTAACTGTTAAATCAGTAATAATTGCTTGAACACTATTAGGTATTACCAAGTAAACTTGTTTTAAATATGAAATCATATTTGTTTTAAGAACTCTAATTTCATCAGGAGTAATTTCAACGTATTTATTAATCAATTCATTAATTATTGGGTTAGACTCATCGTTAACATCATAAATACAAACATCAAGGACCTCTTGGAATAGGTTAACTTTAGTATTACCTTCCGTACTAGACAATAACGCCTTACCGTATATTTTTGTTAATTCGTCATTTGTCCCTAATTTTAAATTACCATCCGTGTAATCTCTATATTGATTAGCCATTTGTAGTACACCATAATTGGTTTGTAACACAATACTTTCTAATTGATTATATAACGTACTAAAATACGTTGTCGTTTCAGATAACATCTTATCCATAATAACCTGATAACTAATTTCACCTGTTTCACCACTAACAACTCTATTAAAATTAACAATATCCCCAATTGTACTACCAAACGCATTTTGTGCTTGGTTATCAACGTTGTCTACAGTTTCAAGAGGTTGGTTTTGTAAAATAGATTCCATTAAAGTTTTATCTAATGCTGAAGTATCTTCGGTCCATACCGCTCTCTCATCATAAATTTCAGTGTTCGCATAATAGTTAAACGATAATGCGTTTTGTAATTGTTCAACAGGTTTAGCAAGACCCATACCACCAATGAAATCAAAGTTCATTGTAACATTAGCAATCATCGGTTGGATACCAATACCTTCAGGGTTCATGTCATACAACAAAGGGTCATAAGTAAATGAAACACTCTTAGGTATAATTTTTGTATTATAAAAGTCACCAATACGTAATATTAATACTGGTGGTGCACCAAATGATGTATTAACCGCATCGTTGTATTTTGGCTTACCGTCAGGCCCAATCGTTGGTATTGTCTCACCAGGTCTAACACATTGATTTAAAAACGTTAAACGAGCATTCAGCCCTTCAGGTGTCATAGAGTGAAACGCAGGGTTAAAGTATTTAATTTTTTCTTTTATTGAATCGTATAACATCGGAACATTTTCCTCAATCACTTGGAAGTAATCACATTCAGAAAGTAATTGTCGTAATATTCGTTTCCCAATACCTTCCTTAAGTTTTTTCTCAATACTGACCGTAGGTTTTGGTGTTTTTGGTTTAACTGTTATGTCAATAGTTTTAGGTGGTGTTGAGGTTTGTGTTGTTGTTGGGTCGTTATCGTTTTTACTTTCAGATGGTGGTATAACAACTTTAGACACAATTTTAACACGTCTACAAGCCATAGCATCAACCGAATAAATTTGTGAATTAGATGTAACAACACCCGAACCATTTTTAATATCAGTCGTACAATTAACCGACGCCCCCGCACCTCCAGATATCGATTTTGGTATCACCACAGTTTCTGTTTCACCTGAAGCGGATTCATTTAAAATAAATTTTTTACTATCAATAAACGGTGTTATATCACACCCAATTTCTTTACCTCTAATTTTAAGATATTGTAAAACAGAATCATTTCTTCTTTTAGAAAGATTTATGTTATATGGTACTGAGGCAGGTGCTGAAGCCGAACCAACTAAAGTTAAATTAATTGTTGCGTTTTTTTCTTTTAATAAATTAAACGCCTTTTTAATAAAACCGTTATCCGCATTGTCAATTGTATTAAAGTTGTCGATAATTACCGTATCATAAAACTCTTTAACCTTTTTATTTGTATCACAATATGTCGTGTTTGTTTTACAATAAGACAAATCAGATTTAAACACCGCATTGGCTTTCTCCACATAATTACTGACGAATGACGGAGCGGTATAATTATTATAAGTAACATTAAAAGGTACAGAAGAAACCGTTTTATTTGTATTAGGGTCAGGAATGTCGTTAAAAAAATAGAACGCCAATTCATTAAATGCGGTTTCAAATTCGGTACCTGAATTATCTTTAGTATCCGCTTTACTACCACTATTTGCGGGAGTATTATTTTGTGTTGTAACTAATCCGCCCGAATTATCTTTAGG